GATGAGTTTGCATTCGTTCCAAATCACGTAGCAGAACAGTTCTTTGCTTCTGTATATCCTACTATTACTTCTGGTAAATCAACTAAAGTTATAATCATATCTACACCTAATGGTATGAACCACTTCTATAAAATGTGGGAAGATGCTAGGAATGGTAAGAATGGATATGTTACGAATGAAGTACATTGGTCACAAGTACCAGGCAGAGATGCTAAATGGAAAGAAGAGACTTTAAAGAACACATCTAAGAGACAGTTCGCACAGGAGTTTGAGTGTGACTTCTTAGGATCTGCTGATACTCTTATCGCTCCGTCTAAATTACAAACAATACCATTTGAGGATCCACTTAGTAGCAATGCAGGACTTGACGTATACCAGAGATCTGAAGAAGGTCACGAATATATTATTACTGTGGACGTTGCCAGAGGTATCGGTGGCGACTACAGTGCTTTCATCGTGTTTGATATTACCACACTACCGTATCAAATCGTGGCAAAGTACCGAGATAATGAAATTAAACCTATTATGTTTCCGTCCGTTATCTTAAGGGTAGCAAAGGAATATAGATTTCCTTATATTTTAGTAGAGGTAAATGATATAGGAGATAGCATAGCAGCAACATTAAATTATGATCTTGAGTATCCTAACGTACTCATGTGTGCTATGCGTGGTAGGGCTGGACAGGTTGTGGGACAAGGGTTCTCAGGTAACAAGACACAGTTAGGTGTCAAGATGAGTATTACAGTTAAGAAACAAGGATGCTCAAATCTTAAAGCAATTATAGAAGATGATAAATTAACATTTAAAGATTTTGATATATTAAGAGAACTTACAACATTCATTCAACGAAAGCAGTGTTGGGAAGCAGATGATGGGTATCATGATGACTTAGTAATGTGTATGGTACTCTTCTCTTGGTTAGTTATGCAGGACTATTTTAAAGAGATGACAGATCAAGATGTCAGAAGAAGAATTTATGAAGAACAGAGGAATCAAATAGAGCAGGACATGGCTCCTTTTGGGTTTGTTGATGATGGATTAGGTGATGATACATTCATAGATGGAGAAGGAAACCTTTGGGAATACGGTACTTCTGAAGTAGGTGTAGATTATATGTGGAATTACTAGGGGGATTGTAATACCCCTAAAGGTTTTATATTGCTGACTTTCTGGAAATTCTAAATAATTACAGATAAATTTGGAATTATCAGAGGAGAAAAACATGGCAAGTCAAGTCTCGCCTGGTGTAGTTCTTAGAGAACGTGACCTAACAAACGCAACTATAGTAGGAGATTCAGCTCTTACAGCTGCTATCGTTAGTTCATTTCAAAAAGGACCGATTGATCAGATTGTAAACATATCAGATCAGAAATCACTCATCAGCACTTTCGGTACACCTAAAGAAGCTAATGCTGAGGACTGGTTAGTTGCATCAGAATTTTTAGGTTATGGCGGTAGACTCGCTGTAGTACGTGCTTCTAGTGGAGTACAAAACGCTGCTAATGGCGGTGGTGTTCTTGTTAAGAATGACACAGCATGGACATCTGGTGTTGGTAACACTAAGGTATTTGCTGCACGTTCTGCTGGAACATGGGGTAATGGAGTAAAGGTTGTTGTAGCTGATCGTGGTGCTGACCAGATCATTACAATCGCTTCTGCACCATCTACACCTCCTTCTGCTGGAGACACAGTTACATTTAATGTAAGTGGTGTTGCAAAGAACGCTGAACTAGTTGCAATAAGTGGATTAGATCTTACAGTTGTTCTTGACGATCCAACAGTTCTAATCTCTGACTCTGATAACATAGAAGGTACTACAATCAACGCTGGTAATGCTGGTGCTGATATTAATGTAGCGGCAGTTAAAGATGCTTATACAAATACTGCTATTGGTTCTACAGGATTAAAGCTTTCTGCTATTGGTCCTCGTCCTGGTACTTCATCACATGCTTCTGACCGAGGTGTCAAGTATGATGAAGTTCATGTTGGTGTTATTGACACAACAGGAGAAGTTTCAGGTGCTGCCAATACAGTTTTAGAAAGATTTACATTCCTCTCCAAAATATCTGACGCTAAGAGTCCTGAAGGTGGATCACTTTATTACAAGGATATAATTAACGATCAAGCACAATTCGTTTTCCACGGTGCTGATGTTGGAAGTTTATTTGAACCAAATAGTACAGGTGGTGGTAAAGTTTGGGGTCTTGCATCATCTGCTCTTGCTTCTGGTGATTACTTTAAATTATCTGGTGGCAATGAAACAGATCTAAGTGGTGGTACAGATGACTACGCTTATACTGCTGGAGAAGCAACTGCTGGATATGATTTATTCCTAGACACTGAAGAGACAGAGGTTGACTTTGTTCTTATGGGTGGATCAATGGGATCTGAAACAGATACTAAGACTAAGGCACAAAAAGCAGTTGCTATTGCTGCTGCAAGAAAAGATTGTGTGGCATTTGTTTCTGCATTTAAAGGCAACCAAGTTGGATCAGGTGGATCTGCTCTAACTACTGCACAGCAAAAAACAAACACACTTAACTTCTTTAACACTATCACATCAACATCATATGCTGTTTTAGATAGTGGTTACAAGTACATGTATGATCGTTTTAACGATAAGTATAGGTACGTTGCATGTAATGGCGACGTTGCTGGACTATGCGTTAATACTTCAACAACTAATGCTGATTGGATTTCACCTGCTGGACTATCCCGTGGTGGAGTTCGTAACGTAGTTAAGTTAGCATACAATCCTAACAAGGCAGATAGAGATGAACTTTATCAAAACAGAATTAACCCAATAGTTACATTCCCTGGATCAGGTGCTGTACTATTCGGTGACAAGACTGCTCTTGCATCACCTTCCGCATTTGATAGAATCAATGTTCGCCGTCTCTTCCTCAATATTGAGTCTAGAGTTGAAGGACTTGCTAAGTCAGTTCTATTTGAACTCAATGATGAAGTTACTCGTTCTGGGTTCCTTTCAAATATCAATGCATATTTGAATGACATCGTTGCACAGCAAGGTATCACTGATTTCTTGGTTGTTTGCGATACATCTAACAACACACCAGCAGTTATTGACCGTAATGAATTTGTTGCGGAACTCTTTATTAAACCTGCTCGTTCCATCAACTACGTAACAGTAACCTTTACTGCTACTAGAACTGGTGTTTCGTTCAGTGAAGTCATTGGACGCTAATTCGTTAAATATATAAGAAGAGGACATTTAAAACAATGGCAATTACAAGCAACGTATCAAGCTTTCTACAGGTAGTAAAGCAGGGTGTACGGCCCAATATGTTTCAGGTGGACATCTCGTTCCCTGGATCAGTTGATGCCGATCAGACTCTTGTATCATACATGTGTAAATCTGCTGTACTTCCTGCATCAAATATTGGTGTAATTGAAGTTCCTTTCAGAGGAAGAACAGTTAAGATTGCTGGAGACAGAACATTTGATAACTGGTCAGCAACATTCATCAATGATAAAGAGATGAAGTCACGCTCATATTTTGAGCAGTGGTTGAACCAAATCAATACACATAAAGCAAACACATCTAACATTCAAGATCCAACTGAGTATGGTCGTTCAGTTGTTATCAAGCAACTTGAGAAAGACAATTCACCTGCTGGTGATGAGTTGAGATCATATAAGTTGTGGTATGCATTCCCAATAAGCACATCTGCTATTGATCTTGCATATGATAGTAACGATCAGATTGAAGAATTCTCAGTTGAATTCCAGTATTCTTACTGGACTGTTGGTGACGATAGTGATACAACTGCTGGAGATAGCGGAATTTCTATCCTATAAATAGGAGTAGGAAACACTTAGTTTAATTAGTAATGGGTCAATTATTTGGCTTTCAAATTAACCGCAAAGCTGAGAAGAAAGGTCAATCACCAGTACCTCCTCTCGCTGACGAACCAGTCTCTATTGCAGCTGGCGGTTACTTTGGGACATACGTAGACACAGATGCCACCGCAAGGAATGAGTATGAGCTAATCCGTAGATATAGGGATATGGCTCTTCATCCAGAGGTGGATTCTGCTGTTGACGAGATTGTGAATGAGTTTGTTGTTAGTGATAACAACGACTCTTGTGTAGATATTAATTTAGAAAACTTAGATATTGGTGCTGGAGTTAAAAAGAAAGTCCGTGATGAGTTTGATTATATTAAAAGACTTCTTAATTTTGACAATAGAGCACATGAAATCATTCGTTCGTGGTACATTGACGGACGAATTTTTTATCATAAGGTAATAGATTTAGAAGAACCTAAGAAAGGCATTGTTGAATTGCGTTATGTAGATGCAATGAAGATGCGTAAGGTGAGACAAAAACTTGGCAAGATGGGTGAGGGAATGGATCCCAATGTCAAGAGAGCAGTTCAAGGTACTGCCTTAGAACATGAATGGGGTAATTACATTGATTATTATTTGTACAACCCTAGAGGATATCTAAGAGGTGGTGCAATGGGTCCAGTGGGAGATATGTCTAACTCCCAAGGAATTAAAATGGCAGTTGATTCAGTTGCTTTCTGCTCTTCTGGACTACAAGATTTAAATAAGAGAATGCATCTTAGTTTCATGCATA